GTCCGATATCACCCATCGGTAACTTAGGCATAATTTACCTCCTTTAAAGTATTTATATTTAATGGTTTAAATATATTGCAAATATACCTTAGGTATTGTATGATGTTTGTATTATGATAAAAGGTTCGAAACATTCGGAAAAAACTAAAAAGAAAATGAGGAAGATTGCGATAAATCGCCCTCATAGTGTTTATGAAAACAGAAAGCCTCATTCTCGAGATAGTTTTAAGAAACAAGGCCAAGTGCTGAAGACTAGATATCCAGGTGGTAAAAATCATTGGAATTTTGGCCGTCATCATTCTGAGGCTACAAAAGAAAAAATGCGTAAAGCTCGGAAAGGAAAATATCGAGGAGAAAATAATGTTAAATGGAAAGGTGGGATAATTAAGCATTCTGCTGGTTATATCTGGATTCTTTCTCCTTATCATCCACATAGAGGTAAAAGGGGATATATTTTGGAGCATAGGCTTATAGTTGAAGCTCAAATTGGTCGCCATCTTAAACCTGAAGAACCATGCCATCATATTAATAAAATTAAAACCGATAATAGACCTGAAAATCTCATGGCCTTTACTTCTAACTCTGCACATAGACGATTCGAAAATGGCAACTCTATTGATTCTATGAGCATTATTTTTGATGGTAGGAAAATTTAATCTCAACATGAACTTTCCTCTATAACCCATCTGTAATTTGTGGAAAATGTGTAAAGCCCGCTTGGGCCGGGGTTTTCTATTGGCGCGGGTGGACCATACGCATCGATCACTACAGCTATGTACTGCCGATTTTGTCCTCCCGGGAGCGGTATGAGGGGCAACTCCCAACCCGCTGTTTGATTCAATGCCTCATAAAGCTCCTCGGCATCGTCGTGGGCAGTAATATAATCCTCGGCCCTATTCAACAACTGCACTGCCTTCTCCACATATTTAGGAAAATACGTTATGTCGGCTAGTGCAGAAGGCGGTGTAGGAGTAACAACTCCTCCCACATCTGCGAGTACAGCCCCTCCCGCAGCTTCCAAAACGGCAAGAAATCGCTCTGGCACATTGTTGCCGAGTGCATTTTTCACGGGCACAGTACCAGCAAAAAGATTTGTGCCGAGAGTCCAGACCTGGGTAAAACCTAGGGCAACACTCTGATTAGCGATGAATTGCGTTACCTCTTGTATCATCGCCGGCCTCCGGGTCCTTGCATGCCTTTTGCGATTTCGGCCATGTACTTCTCTTTGTTTTTTATGAGTTTTGCCTCCAAGTATTTAGAGCCAGCGCCGGTCATTGTGAAGACGACCCCTGGCGGCATTTCATGAACAACTGCTGCGTAGTCAGCGTCGAATCCAAGTTCTATGGTTATTTCACCCTTCAATATTTTTGGTGATTCTATTTTCTGACTTCGCCATAGGTTGCCTGTTTTGTGCGGAGCCCTCGGCTCTTCAAGTATTGCGTCACGGATGACCATCGCAGCCACTTTAAATGCCATGTTGGCCGCAGCTTCCGGGATCTGCTTATCAACTACGCGCGGAAACTTTATGTCGAAATCCTTAGTGTTATAAGTCATTTCTGTTTTCTTAGCCATTTTATTGTATCCATACTTCAGCGTGGTGAATCGCCACAGAATTCTGCGGTTTCTTTATGATAATTATCGGATGTCCCCTAGCATAGCTTTCTACATCAAGTTGTAGCCGGTCTTCGTGTTCAAATGTGATATGCTCAGGCTTAACGAATATTTTAGCGGCGCTCAATACCTCCTCTCCTTTGTAATTTTTCATAAGCCTAGTATCGTACATTATTCTACAAGGTAAAGGATCGCTCACGACTTCAGTGCGTTTTTGCCACACGTCAATCGTGATTTGAACCGCTTTAAAATGGTCTATAAGCAGACCGTCAAAGCTCATTTCAGTTCATTGTCTCCTAAATATAAAAGTATAAATATCCACACGTCCTATATATATTTCATCGTTCCGGCAATCGAGCATCTTGAACCCGCAGTCTTTCACGAATCTGCAAAAGGAATTGTGTGTGAAATACCAATAATGCTCACACGGTTTAAAATGCCTTGATTTGAGCACATGCTCTTTATCCTGGAAGATAGGAAGTGATACGAAAACGTACTGTTTTGTAATCCGTTTGAGAATTTCCTCCGGGGTGCGGAGATGTTCAAGCGAGTCAAAAAACGTGACGCCCGTAATACCCCGCTCGTTTAAGTCTTCTTTATAGGGATTGAAAAAAAGCTTCTCTTTACGTAGCCATTTCACAGCCTGCGGACAGATATCGTATCCCAGACAGTTCTTGCGCCAGTGTACGAATTGACCAACACCAACGCCGAAATCTAGAACCAAACCGCGTGTAAATGAATTCACAAGACTGGTTCGAAAATCGTTAAGCTCCGGCGCTATCGGACTTTCTGAGTTCTTAATACTTGCATTAAAATAAAAGTCCTCATATGATGCGTCCGTCACTGGATAGAATCCTAAATCCTTTTCTTTATCCCATGTAAGTAAGTTTTTTAACATAACGTTTTTATCCTTTAACGATAATTCCAATTCCCATATTTATGAAACTGTTATTCTCAAGGGAGACAGATTTGCTGTGTCGATGAAAAACAGCAGTCATATGTTCGCCTTGCACCAGTAGCTCATCCCAATAAGGATTGACACCACCATTTCTCCTAGTTGTTCCATTGACATCGTGAAAAACGACAAGATGACGCACAAGTGGTCCATAGAACTCATAATCTGCCTTTACTCCCTCATAACTGTGGTTGCCGTCTATGAACAAAAGGTCAATCTCTCTACCCGCCAACACCGTCTTGAGTTCCTCCAGCGTTTTCGGGTCCACTGAATCGCCGATAATATCTGGCGAATTATTTACATTAAGGTCAATCCCAATGTGATCAGCACCCAAAAGTTCTTTATAGAAAATCCGCTGCTCGTTGTGCATGACTCCTATCTCAACAACTAACGGCTTTTTGATCCCGCGATTCTTGAAATAGGCGACCGCGAATTCTAAGAAAGCCTGCCATTCCTGCCAGTCCTGCCACACCAGCTGTAGCCGCGGTACAGGGGCCTCTGAAATATCTTTAAACTTTTTTAGGTTCATCCTTTCTCCTTTCCAGATATGTGAATTTGTATGGTGCCGGCAATGAAATTTCCTCTTTTATCCGCCAGTTCCCATCTGTAGTTACTAACCCTTTATCATGTGTGAATATAAAGCCGTCTTCAAATGCGCGGATGGTCTTCACCCACTTATAGTCGGTGAGCACTTTTTTCTCTCCTGCCCTCACCCCTTCTTCCGTTCCGTAGATAAGCATCCCATCGTGTAAGAAAGGAGAATGCAAACCCTCATCTTCCACATCAGCTATGAGCTTAAATCCATCCTGCCCAATAGTAATTTCTACAATTTTCTTCTGATACCAAGCACCTGCTATAAACTTATCCCCCATGAGGAAGATGGAGTTGAAGCCCGCCCTCTCCTCAGTAACTGGACCGCTTATATCTGTAGTGGTCTGGAGCACAACCCAATCGTCCTGGAGGAAGAAATGATTCCTCTCTCCCAGACCATTCTTGTACCCCCACCATTCCCACTTCACGTTCCCATCAATATCCATAAGTAAAAATAGCTCCAGTCCAGAAGAGCAGATAAGTAAATCCTTTCCGTATTGTACAACGTCATGCGGTGCGTATATCAGGGGATGATGAAAGCTTCTGAAGCACTGCGTACCTTCCCTATTCCAAAGTTCAAACGATGCGTGCTTCACTAAAGCAAGTTTGTCGCCTTCGTATTTCCCCACTGGCCCACATCTTCTGTACATGGTTTTGGGCGGGCGGTCAGGAATACTTTTTACTATCTTTCCGTCCTCCACCAACACGGCCTGTTTTAGCATTTGCAGCGATGTCCAAAATTTTAAACCCATTAAAACCTCTCCAAATACGCAAATTTAAATGGCGCGGGCAATAGTATATTTTCTTTTACTTGCCAATTCGCATCCGTGATCGCCAGTCCTTTCATATGCGTAAACACAAAACCGTCTTCAAACGCACGGACAGCTTTTACCCATCCATACTCAGGAAGGACTAATTTCTCCCCTGCCATTATCCCCCCAAACGTACCGTAAACGAGCATCCCGTTATGAGAGAAAGCAGAGTGAGCACCGCGCTGTGGTATGTCAGCCACAAGTTTAAAGCCGTCTTGACCGATAGTAATTTCCACAATCTTTCCTAGACGCAAGCTAACCGTTAAAAATTTGTCCCCCATAAGATGGATAGAATTAAAATGTGCGCATTTAGCGGTATCAATAGCGGTATTGTCCTCCGTAGTAGTTTGGTTCACAACCCAATCCTCCTGGAAATAGGCCGTATTCTTCTCTCCCAAATCATTCTTATATCCCCACCACTCCCATTTTACATTTCCGTCAATATCCATAAGGAAGAACATCTCAAGCCCTGTGGAGCAAATAAGCACATCCTTGCCGTACTGAACAACTTCATGTGGTTGGTATATCAAAGGATGGTAGAAGCTTTTAAAGCATTGGTTCCCATCACGACTCCAGAGTTCAAACGCAGCATGTTTTAACACTGCAAGTTTATTGCCATCATATTCTCCAACCGCCCACTTCCTCCGAAATATAGTTTGAGGTGGGTGGTCAGGAATACTTTTTATTATCTTCCCATCCTCCACAAGCACAGCCTGAAACAGTGCCTGCAGTGATGTCCAAAATCTCAAACTCACAGAAATCTCCTTGTTCGATTAAATATCTCTGTCGGATTTGTGTCTGGCGCATCATACGCGGCTGGAATATATCGCCCATTGTTCCTTGATTCCGGGGGAGCCCAAGTAAATTGAAATGCGGGATCGAACCGTTCTCTCCTAGAAATGCCTCTGAGAGGCCAGAACATGACAGTTGGTATGCCGAAATAGGTTGCCATTATCGGAATCCCGCACGGAAATGCCACAACAAGGTTTGCCTCTCGGAGCAAGCAAAGGGTCTGCTCAATGCCCATCTCACCCACGCGATATTGGATAACATTCTCTGTGTCGGCCCCCCGTATCAATTCTGCATAAGTTTTATCCCACTCCGCCCCAATTAAAATGGGGCGAACTCCTGTATGTTTAAAAATACGTCCCGCCAGAGCGACCCAATTTTTAACCGACCAGGCTCCCTTATTCCAATCGTTATTACTCATGATAGAGGAAGCAAAGAATATGACAACCTTCCCTTTATTTTCCTTTTTTATACGTGTGGCCTCCTGTCGAGCGCTTTTAGGAAAAACTATAGGGTAGTGAAAATTTGTGTCATAATTAGGAAGAATGTCTTCAAGAAGCGTCCCCTTTAACCACATAAGAGCGCCGGGGTCTACCATGTAATCGCATCCATCAACCTCTTTTGTTATCGCAGCTGGGGCATCCTTATTGTAAAGAGGCATGTAGTTTAATCCACTGGGATGTGCTACAATCTCGTCGATAAACGGGATCATCTTGAGGAAATCCGCCGTATAATGGTGGACGGGGTCTCTACGGACCACAACTTTCAATTCATCTATAGCTAACTTTTCCTTGAAGGATTGCATTTTAGTCATCGCCCAATGTGAATCGCCTATCCCGGGACAACAACCAACCGTGACGCTCTTGATGTATTTTTTCCTTTCCCTTAGTTCTTCAAATGCCTTTATTATCTTCTTCGGTGGCATGTCCTTCTTGCAGTCATGATTCATATTTATACAATTACAAAACGGCTCAGGAGCGACATAACCAAAATTCTGAAGCCCCCAGCCCCTTCTAAGAACCGTATCGGGCATCCCACAACCACCAAACAAACAAAAACACTTCGTACGGATTGCTATTGCTGCGATCATAAATAAACTCGGATAAGTTATTGTCATGTCCGCGATTTTCATGAGACCGAATATTATTGGTAAATCGATCTCGCCTTTATTGAATTCCTTATCCAAACCGTGAATATCGCCATCAAACCACTCTTGTTCTTTTTCCACGTCAGCAATGCCGACGAAGAAATACTCGTCTTTATACTTATCGATGAGCAGTTGGTAATACTCGACCTTGGGATTTCTTGCAGGACAATTCCATTCTGTACGGCATGTAGGACGACGTATGATACAGAGCTTCTTTCCTTTTAGTGGGAGTGTTTTAACCAGCTTCTTGGCCTTCTCTACCCACTCGTTTTTAACCGGAAAAGTAAAATCAAAGTCTTTCCTGTTTTCAAGTTCTATATACTTCGTCCGCAAGTTTCTCCCTACAGGAGGGTGAAGCAATGCGACATACACAGAGTCTGAATCTTTTTTATCTGGCTTCGGGCTCCAGGTCTCAGCAGGGAGCGCCTCCATGCGCTTTTTGTGAGTTCTTAATTTGTACATGACTGTCGATTTAGCAAATTTAACATTCGGAATATCCCAATACATTTCCGGCAGAGCGGTTGTTATATGAATGGTCTTATATGACTTCGCTAAGTCTTTAATAATTTGGCGCTGGTAAAAATTGTCTCCGAACCCAAGAGCGCCCTTAAAGTACAGGGTATCATGTTCATAACGTATAAGTTTAGTCGAATCATAGCCTGCGTGATACATATATTTGCCCAGCGGGTCCGCAAAATCTTTAATGTCTCCAAAATCGAAGCATTTCAGTTCGCTGGCCGGATTGAGGTTTATTACCTTAATCCCCTTCTTTTTCAGAGTTGGAGCAACGCCCTCAAAATACGTCTTGAATTTAGCGTACACAGTATCGGATTGATCCTTCGGATAACCATCATGCCAGTAAGGTTGCTTCCCGTTTTCGCCATGCATATCAAAACCCAAGAGATAGATTGGATTTGCTCCCAGGCAAATAGCCAAATTCAAAGCACCGTATTCAGGGCTGCCATTGCTTACCAATCCTTTTTTCAGTGAGGAGGAAAATCCCGTACCGCCAAGTTCCATTAAATGGTTTACTTCTTTGAGCCCGTAATTCTGCGAACCCAACCAGACCTTATGCCCGTTGAATTCCTCAAATTTCCTCTCTGCTCTAGCTCCCATCTTCCCCTCTATTATCCATTTATGGTACTCAGCGTTTGTAGCAAACATGATCGTACAACCAAGTTTCTCATAAGTACGGTTTACTCCGATGGTCAGTTCGCTCTCCAAGCGGGAAAGGTCGAAATGTTTGAGGCTTGCGCCCTCGCCTATAATGAAACAACGCAGACCTTTCCAAGCGTTATCCACTACGACATCTGAAAATGCGGATTGCATTACAGGACGAGGAGGCTTGTCTTTTTCTTTTTCTTTTGTCTTGACTTTGATCGGGGGATTGAAACCGGTCGATATCTCCATTTTAGGAAAACAATTAAGCGCTGAGTCGGGATTCAAATTTATGACGCTTATCTCGTTTGTTTTCAAAATCTCAGCCGCAGTAGTAAAATGCTCCTTAAAACTGCCCGGTACATGATCAGGCGGCTGCTTTGGGTGGCCGTCGTGCCAGTGCGTCTTACCGTTTTCATGCTTCATATCATATCCGAGCAAGTAAATAGGGTTAGCACCAAGACAGGCGGCCAAATTTAAAGCGCCGTACCCCGAGTTGTTGCCGTGCCCTATCCCCTCTTTCATAGTCAACGGGAACGCTCTGCGCCCCTTAAGATAATTCTGCCAGTATTTTAATACATAAATATCGTCTGGTAGGTTTATTCCCGTACCATTAACCCATATTTTCGTTGCGGATGATTGTTTAAACTTCGTTCTTGCTCGATCGCCGTATTTATTCATCAGCACATGCCGCACAAAGCTGGGGTCCATACCGAAAATAATAGTGGGGTCGAACATCTCATATGCTCGATTTATAGCAATCGTTAGCTTTCCCTTGAGCAAATCCCAATTAAACTTTGCGAGGCTTGGCCCCCCGCCCACTATGAAACACGGTTTATCCTGCCATGATCCATCGGGCAGTACACTCCAAGCAAATTTATTTGTATACACAACTTCAGGACGTCTCTTTTCGTGTACTAATCTTTGTAATCTATCCATTATGGGGCCATCACAATTGCCTTCCGCTTTATATAGTGTCGGAGGTACATGTCAACCTTATCGATTCCGGTCAGCACGTCCTCTTCTGCGGTTGCTAGATTCGTGTACGAGTAGTCGCCTATTTTCTCGCTCTTCATAAGTCCCATTGCTGCTTCTGATGCCGGATCGTTCTCCCACTTTGCAAATGCAATCCCTGCTTGTTTTATGGCCTTGGGAACGGAGCTTTCACCGTGTGTGCCTATTACCTGCACGTTGTTGAATCCACGGGGGAAGATCCCCTCTATCAAATCACTGACTATAGCTGCTATTCCCGCCGTCAGAATTCCTACGTTATCGAGATAAATTGAGGAGGAAGCGGCTACCGCGTTACTCAGGTGCAGTTCGTAGTTTGCAAAGTCCGGGTGGCTTGTGAACGAGAGCGAATAATTTGTCCACGCCTCTGCATTCGCAATCGCAACATAAACCTGACCGGCCACCCACGTCCCATCGGCCGCCAGAGATTCGTTCTTGTCGGCATTATACAGCATGAATTCGGCGGTCTTCACTGCTTCTGAATTCAGGTATTTGAAGAACAGCGTGTAATCTCTATTGCGGTAGAGTGAGAATTTCTGACTTATTTCTGCCTGACTGTCTAGTGCATCAATATCCAGACGCACGCAATAATTTCCAACCTGCACTTGTGCTGTATCTCGGTTCACGGTCGATGTGCCGGCAATGGTCTCTTCCCAATAGTAGAGGTCAGTCGTCGGGTCCGCTATCTTCCAAGAGTAAAAATCGCCGTCCCGGATGGCATTGGACCCCCACATGCTGTCGCCGATGCAGGGATCAAGAAATACGGAATTGATATCGTATTCCCACCAACTCGAATCCAACTCCACGCAGTCAATAAAAATTTGAGTGACCGATAGGATATCAGTTTCGAGTGGGATAAAAAGACGGTTTTTGTTATTGCCGTTTAGCTTTATGTCGAAGGCTGTAGCACACCAGTGGGTGCCAGTTACTTTGTCAATTATCTGTTCGACCTTATCGATTATCGCTTGCTTCTGCGCTTCGGTATAGCCCACTGGCCAATTGTCGATATCGCCTTCAACCAGAAAACACCCAGTTGCTGCCATTCGCTTCTCCTATGGTAAGGATAGGGCGCCGTTATGTCCGACGCCCTTCCTTTGTCGATTTTTTACCGTTTTTCCTATTCAATTACGCGAAGTTGTACGCATTTGACATAATCAACATAAAGCGCTTGACCACCATCTGCACCGGAACGAATTCCAAATCCGAGCTGAAGTTCTGTAGTAGGCACATGAGTTGTATGGGCTCCTGCAGCAAGAATCACTTGTGGTGCGTTGCCGTCAGCAATGACAAACCAGCGAATTGTTTCATCCCCGTCCCAGTGGAATCCGAGGCGAATCCACGTAAGGTCCGTAAAATCAATTCCAGTGTCAGTCAGTGTCTGAGCTGCGCCTGTGCGGGTAATGAAGCGAATACTCGCATTACCATCTACACTGTCAAAAATAATAGCATCATCGGGAGTACCGAACCAACCTTCTCCGGTAACCAATCCGAACCAGAAATCGCTTTGTATTACTCCGCCTATTTTGAATCGAATCTCAGCATAGAGTGGGTAGCACTCTTCACACATAAAAGCTTCGAAAGGTTTTGCAAGTTCTATCGCATCATTTTCTGTTTGACCGGTCTCAAGGAGCAATACGCCATTAACCATATCGATCAGAGTGGCAGCTCCACCACCAACCACAGTCTCAGTCCACGCGTAGATATTAGCAACACCGTCACCCACAACGGGGGAGATGAAGCTGTCGAAGTCGTCAACAAAACGATGCGCATCAGTAATATCAATCACATCCTTCAGCCAACGCACTTTGTGACTGTTGATGTGATAGTTTTTCATTTGGTGATCACGGATGATAAGCTCTGGTTGGTGCGGTGAATCGGGTACGTCACATTTTGGGAATTTTAAATCATCTTGTCCCATTTTGAACCTCCTTTAAGGTTTTAATTAAGTCTACCTTCTTCATTGAGAAGGTATTTTTCACTCCCTTGCCGGAGGCAATGCTCCGTAGTTCGTTGATGGTTAAGGCACCGTAGTCGGTCCCAGATTCCGCCTGAGCGGGTGGGTGCCCGTTCTCATCGTCGACAACCACCTTAAACCCGAGCTTATCCGATTTCTCAAACCGTTTTAAATCCTTGAAAACTCCACGGTCGGTAACATTCAGCGATTTGAGTCTACCGATATGTAGGTTGCCTATACGGGTCGGGAATGGCATACGGGCGTTCCCGTAATTAGTTACTGTGCAGCGAAACATCGTCTAGCACGCGTGCGTCAGGCATCGAGTGAAAACGATGGCATTCACGTTCTCGATCGCGAGCGCTACTTTCATAGTGTAGAAGTAATAAGTACATTCATCAGATGCTGATCTTTGTGGCTCCATCTTGATGTCCTTCTGCATTCCGATTATCAGGTTGTTCTTAAAAGTGAGCAGTACGTCAGTGTAATCGCCTGCGCCAATTACGCCGTAATCGGGGGCTGTGCCGAGGTTGGTAGGCATGAGTGGAACGTCTACGATCGGTACGTTGCCATATGCCGGTTTGGCTGCTCCTGTGAACACAGCGTCACCGAGTGCCGTTGAACGGGCGGATAGTGCTTCAATGTAGTCCTGGGTCACTAAATCTGAGTTCAGAAACACGAAGTTCTTCAGTCCAAATGCAGATTTGTATCTGGCTGGCATATTTTTGATCATACGCGCGTACTTGAATTCCCAATTAAAGGGCTCAGCAATATCCTGTTCTGCAATCATTCCGGGCAGATCCCATTCTGCACCAGTCGACTCATCGCACGCATCTTTCATATGTGCGGCACCGCATACGTCGTTGTAGTAGTTGTCTCCGTCCTGACTGTTGTTGATAATATAGCGCCAGCCATCCCATAAACTCTCGATGTCATCAGGACACCAGGAGTTGTAACCGTGTTCGTCGCCCATATAGTACGCGAATTCGAGTTCGTTGGCTATTTGCTTGGAAATTATCTGCATGAGGTGGTTCTTGTAAGCTGCGCCTTCAATTCCTTCCTCAAGGTCGTCATCGTAGACTGGCACACAGCCACGAATCTTTTTAGCGGTGAGAACAATGCGGTTATGACTGAACTGCTTTTTGTATTTCGTCTCATCGAAATTGTCACCGGGATAGAGGAATTTGCCACTACCGAATCCGAGGTGGCGGATATATTTTGTTGGTCCTGCCATTTTTTCGAATCGGGCATAATTTTTCATTACGCTTTCGTCATAGATGCAGTCCAGAAATTTATCGGCCTCTATAGGTGTGAGTTGAATAGTAGGGAGTGATATGAGGTTGAAACCAGTGATGTCCTGCTTGCGTAGCATCTTTTTAGTTTTTTTCATTTCCAAAATCTCCTAAATTATTGATAAAAACAAACTAGCTTTACTCTAATCCGGGGATGTAGAGTGAAGGCCAATTGTCTTCTTCGTCGCCTTTTTTGAGTTTCTCGTCTTTGTCGTCATCATCGTCGCCCTTGTCGTCGATGCTTTTTTTGATAGGTCCCCCCTTCTCTAGGGCCTCAAGCCTATCTTTCAAGTCCTGCGCATCTTTTTCTTCCTTTTCTTTTTTCTCTTTAGCATCTTTTTCAATGCGCTCTTTCTCTGCTTTTTCGAACTCTCCCAGCTTTTCGAGCTTGGCTTCAGTTTCAGCGCTCAGTTTTTCTCCGTCATCTTCCGCGTGCTCTTCCTTCTCGACCTTTTCGCCGAGTAGAGCCTTTAGCACAGCCAGGGCTTTACCCGAGCCTTTTAAATGACTGAGAACTCCTGCTAATTGCGCTCTAGTCGCTTTAGAGAATACAGCAGCTTTCTCTAAATCTTTTTTACTGAGTGGTAAGTCAACAAGCGAGGCTTGTTTCACGAGGATTTTTGTGGCTGCAAGAAGATCTTCGGGCATTGAATCTTTATACTCCGAGAAGGTACCTAAGGCATTTTCTATGACGGCCTTTGGTTCGTTACCAAGCGCCTCAGCCTTTGCAATCTCCTCTTCAGTCAACTCCTCATCGCCCTCATCCACCATAAATCCTTTTAGAATTTCTATGAATTTGTCCATTTTGTACTCCTTAGATTTTTTAATAAAAAATTGTTTCCGATTCGCCGCAGACCCACAAAGGGTTATTTCCTCCACGTCGATATCGTAAAGTTTTCTAGGCATTACAGAACTCCTAAAATAATAGTCTGTAAGTGTTTTGACCCCCTTCCCTCGAAGCGCGTCCAAAACTCTCAAATCAAGTGTTTCAGAATCTTGAACGCCCCGAACGCCACTGCGCTGACAGCCTGGATTCGGGCTTCAAATTCTAAACTTTGCGTCTAGTTATAAGTTAATTAAAACACACTCAATCTTTCGTGTCAAGTTTTATAACTTCCATTATGCTTTGGCCGTCCCCCCCATACTAAAGCCGGTGAGTTTGCCTGATTCGATATCCTTCCAAATTTTGTCGCTGGTAACTTTAACCATCAACCACCACGCACCCTTTTTCAACGATTGATCTCCCTTTATAGTGTCCTCGTCCGGGACAAAGGATTCGATGATTGGAAAAAAGTGCTTTTTACCCATATGGTTTATGCGTATACGCTTTGTGTTTGTGGCATATTTTTCCATAAAGCGGTACATTGCCTTTTCTATCTCTTCCTTGGTTGCAAAATCGTCCTGGGTATCGACTTCGTCAGGTTCGTATACTACACCACCAACCATTTGCTTTTTCTTGTCTATTTTTATTATCGTGAATTGTGCAGCCACGTTTTTCTCCACCACTGGCTTCTCGCACGGCAATTGCTTTCCTTGTTCATCCACCAGCTCTTCATCGCCACAATGAATGCAACGGGGATGTCCATTCGGATGCGTGTATTTTGCGCCCTCAAACTTATGCGGGTATTTAACCGTCTTAGTATTCTCCCGAATCAGTTCACTTTCCTTTTCATACTCCGTTCGCTGTGCTGCAGTCAGTATTTTCTCCACTTTCTGGGCTTTGCCTTTCATCGCAGTCCCACATTCAGGACATTCGATCTTATTGCAAGGGTCATCTCTTTTATGCTCTTCCTCATATCCGCATTTAGGACAGACACAAATTTCCGCGCCGCCTACTCCCTGTCTCGGTTCGCCCACTCCCTGACCTTCGCCCAACGCCTTTTCGGTTTTCGCGCTCTGCTCTTTTATCCAGGCCCGGGCCGTAGCCACAGTCCATGCCTTTACCCTCTTGTCAAACAAATAAGTGCGGATCTTTTTTATTTTTCCGCAGTAGAGTGCCTTAATGCCCTGCTCTTTGTCTATGGATATAGTGGCCGTCACTTCGCAGTCAGAGCCTACGGGAATGCGAATTGTATCCTCTGTCTCTTCTGGTTTCTCTATAGGGACGGTCTTTTTTGTGATCTCAGCTTTTTTTACCACCTTTATCTGCTTTGTCTCTTCCCTAGCTTTTAACACCAGATCAAACATAGGTATGTATGAGCTGCCGGGACCCGTGGTAGAGTAAATGAAATTCGGCACTTTTTGTGTGTGGGCTTTCAGTTCTATTTCAATTTTCTTCTCCAACCGCTCATCCCGATTCTCTTCTGCATTACGAATGATAACATCTATCTCCCCGGCCGACTTAGGAGATTTGATAAATGTCCCGCTCGCAGCCACGTACGATTTCACGATCGTTATCTCGCCCATGCCGGCGATATCAAGACCCCATACTGATTTCGCAAAGAGGCGGGTGTTAACTTCTTTATCCAGCGCAACGCCTTCGTGGAATTCAATGCTTCTTTGTCTCATCTCCGTGCGCAGTATTATATATTTGTTATAAAATATTTTGCGGTCCAGATCAACTGCCTTCTTCATTTCGGGGTCAGAGAAGTAGCGGTCATAAATGCCAATAAATCTGATCTTTAGATTCCTCAACTCCACGTCTGGTAGTTCCTTAACACTATTTTTTGTTATGTTTTCTATGCGCATAATACGCCTCCTTATTGGCTCTTATCCTTTTTTAAACTGATGAATGCCGGCCGCCCATGAGCATCCAGCATATCTTTCCTTACGGCTACCGAATTCTCTGGATAATATCCTACAATATTTTTAAAAAGCGACACTAGGTCCCGAGCATTCAATGGCCTGTGTGTTGGCCCGTGGATGGGATAATCAGCATAACCCACTAACATGACAGGCAGGTTCTGTTCATCTATATCTATTTTAATCTGCTCGAACGGGCGCTCCAACAAAAACGGCGTTATGGAATAGACCACCGGCCTCAGTCCTTCTAAGGCCATGCCTGCAGCCGTGCTTATCATTGTTTGCTCGCAAAGCCCCAGGTTATAGAATCGGCCTGGAAACCTTTTTACAAATTCATCCATTTCTTGAAAAACATCTCCAATTAGCAATACTAGCTTGTCATCTTTTTCAGCGATCTCAACAATAGTCTTTCCGAACTGTTTTCTCATTTTCTTACCTCGCAAAAATATATCGCCTTCCTAGCACAACATTTTATACTATGTAAACTTGTATCAAGCCGAAGCGCGCAATTACTAGGAGCTTCAAATCGGTCCTGATCTATGAAGTCTTTAAGCTTCCCTTCTTCCGCCAATTTCCACATCCCCTTAACATCTCTTTTCTTACATATTTCAGGCGGACAGTCCACCCACACTTCAATATACCTATTAATTTGCTCTCTGGCGAACTTTCGCATTTTCTCAAATGGGGAGATAAAAGACGCCACAACAACAATGCCCTGTTCATTCAAAAGCTTTGCCACATATGTTGCCCTCATTAAGTTTTCGCAAATACCTTCATCAGAAAATCCAAGGCCTTTAGTAAGCCCGTCCCTCATGTAGTCACCGTCGAGATGAACAATCGGTCTTCCGGTTGAAGCCTTTAAGAACTTTTTAACTTCTTTTGCTATCGTTGTTTTACCGGAACACGGCAACCCTACAAACCATATTGTAAAACTCATGATTTTTCCCTTATTTTTGTTGCTGAAATCCGCTCGGTAGCAGCGTCTAGTTTTATTTCCCGAATTCCCCAACCTACCTTCCGGCCGTAGCAGACCTCAGTGATGTCCGGAATAACCACAACACGCACCCTACTTTCCAAGATCGCCTCTCTTACGAATCTATCAAAAATCATCTTTGTCCGTTCGTCGATGCTATAAGGATTTTTCTCATCTTTCTCTGTGTCCCTAATCGCTATACAAACATTCTTCCCCTCGTCCAGCACAGACCTTATCAGCTTTTCGTGGCCGTCGTGGAACGGCTGGTATCGACCTATAAAAAGACTATATTTATGCATCATACTTCACAGCTTATTAACATTATAACCACACTTTATAAAGCAACCACAAGCCCGATAGCACTCCAAAAATACCTATAATTCTTCTGAGTGAATTGTGTGAAACTTGTGCACAAATATACGGACCAAAACTCCCTCCAAGAGCAGCTCCTGTAGACAATATCAAGACAAATGACCAATTAATCTCAGCGAAGAAAAGATAAACAATAAAAGCACTAAAGCATATGCAGACCTCAGCAAAGGTTGTGGTCGCTACAGACACCCTGGTTTTTAATCCCCCAATAATTCCGCCCGTGCTTGTTACTGGCCCAAATCCGCCACCAGTTAAGGTTTTATTAAATGCGGCCAAAGTCCCAACAAGATAATGTTTCCACCAAGCAAATTTATATCGAAAAGATGATACACACAAAATGCTCATCGCAATCACTAGAACACCAATATAGGTCTTAACAAAAACCTTTGATAAATTCAATGCGGCAAAAACGCCCAAGACGACAACAAATACCCCAGGAACAACCATAGCCAAAGCAACTTTAGTGTCTCTTGTAAAACCCATGAAATCAGCATTCTTAAATTTCTGGTGCATCATAGTTCCGCTCATCCCTCCTATTGCTTGAGAGAGCAAAATTGCCGGTACAACAACTAAAGGTTCGTATCCCATGCCAATAAAGATAGGGCTTAACAGTGTGCCATACATCATACCTAATGAAGAATCAATAGCCTCCATGACACAAGCCAGAAAAATAATAAGCAATATCTCACTCACTGCAATTTGCCTCCAGTTCTCTGAATGCCTGTTTCTCTTCTTCACCATCGAGCCAGCAAGCGTGCCACTTAGGGATATTTTCCATGAAACTAACGCCCTTTCCTTTAACAGTGTGGGCAACTATAAAACAGGGATGTGTGCTTGTGAATCTCAGAGCGCCGAGTATCTCAGGCATAGAATGGCCGCTGATTTCTAAGACTGACCAACCAATGGTTGAGGCGATCTCTGCAAGACCGGGCAAAGGAAGAATATTTCTCACAAAACCCGCTCCTTGGATTCCGTTGAAATCTACGATAACAGTTAGATTATTTAACTCTCGGAAAGCACCCGTGAGAAGTGCCTCCCATGTCGTGCCCTCCTGACATTCCCCATCACCAACCAGAACATAAATACGTCCTGGTTTGCCCTGAATCTTTCTGGCTAAAGCCATGCCCACAGCAGCGGGGAATCCGTGTCCTTCGGAGCCAGTAGTGAAGCTAACCCCATTCTTCTCATCCAAAGTAGGATGTCCTTCGAGTTTCGGCTTCAATCCTTTCTCTCTGAGGAGGACATAATAAGGCCAGCAGGCGTGGCCTTTGCTTAATATGAATTTATCCTCGCCTGTCATGATTTCATCGTAGAGAGCGATCAAGATTTCAACTGTTGAAAACGAGCCGGCGTAGTGATATCCACCGTTCTTCTTTGAGAGCTTTATTGTCTCACGCCTTATAAATTTGGAGCGTTCGTTGAGTTGTGAATTCACAATTTCACCTCATTAAAATTCAAAAGTTTTTCTTTTAAATTACCCTCATCTTTCAACTCATCCTCCCAAACAATCAAAGTGTCAAACCCATATTGCCTGAATAAAGCTATTCTCTCAATCCCCGTTTCACCTCTATGCCAGTAATTCCCGTACAACTCGATTATCTTCTTCTGTCCGTTCACGTTGACAAAGTCGGGGCATTTGTTAGCGAGAATGAACTTACCATCGCCTACATATTTATATTCGGTAGGCAGAATCCGCTGAAGAAGGCCATTGAGTCTCAACTCTGTTTTGTTTGGTTTGATATGACTAGCTTTCATGCTTCCTTTAACTATCGCCTTAATTTGAGATTCTCTGTATTCTGAGTTCTTCCAGTTCTTCTTCTTTGCCTCACTATTTGCTATTCTGACTTCTGAGCGATTCTGTCCTTCTTTTATTTTCTTTCTATGCTCTTCAGTTCGCTCATAAACACCTACCTTCCCCTTCATTGCTTCAACTACCTTCTTTCGATATTCTGGGTCTCGCCAGCATTTTGTCGTTGCTTCACGATGAATCCTCTTACGTTCCTCAGTTTGAGGTTTGTGTTCATAAACACCTGTTGGCATTATCCCATCTCCAGAATAACTTTCCCACACATGCCCAACTTGACCGTCTCAATAGCTTTGTTGATTTCGGTCAATGGATAGCGATGGGTAATGAGGGGAGCCAAATCCAATTTCCCTTCACGGTATAAGTTTATATACCGGGGGATGTCCACATGGGGCCGAGTTTGACCCCCCTCAGAATCCAACACCGTCTTTCCGCAATAGTGCTGGCGCATAGAGTGGATTGTGAGGGATTCGCCATGACGCGGTTGTCCTACAAGGATCAACCGGCCGCCCGGCCCGATGATCTTATATCCGAGTGCTATTGGTCCCGCATGGCCCGTACATTCCACAACTGCATCGAAAGCGGCAATCTCATTTATTTGCTTTGCCAGGTTGTTGAGTACGTCTTCCAAAATTTTTGCCTTTGGTGAGTAAAGAAAACTCCTTCCATTAATTGTGTGAGTCGCTCCGAACTTCCTCGCCATTCCCAATTTTTCTTCATGAATGTCAACGGCGATTATTAGATTTGCTGATACCATCTTCGCTCCCACAATAACATTCAACCCCACGCCTCCACAACCAATAACCGCTACGGATTGGCCGATCTTAAGCTTCGCATCGTTATTCACAATACCCAGTCCCGTGGTCACAGCGCAACCCATAAGTGCAGCTATTTCCATGGGAATTTCCTTGTCTATCGCAGTCAGTCGATTCTCACTCACCACAGCATATTCAGCAAAACACGCCACTGGACCTGCACCCACTTCCCTGTCTCCCCACTTGTATTTCGGAGGCTTCGCTTCGATACCATTCCCTTTCCTCCAATGCATAACCACGGGATCTCCTCTCTTAACCGTTGTTACGCCCGCTCCGATTTCCTCAACCACTCCTCCCCCTTCGTGACCGAGTAAGTGCGGAAGGTATTTGTCAGGCCCCGCAGCCCCAGTTATCTCAGCAATTTGCTTTCCGCATATCGAAGCAGCACGGACTTTGACCAACACCTCTCCCACACCCAAGCCAGGAAGATAGACGCTGATTTCATCTACGATTAAAGGCTTGTTTTGTTTTTTTAGAATCGCCGCTTTAAACTTTATTGTGCTAGTAGTTCTTTCTACCAATGGCAACCTCCTTTATTTTTAAACTCTTGTAATTCTCACATAATGTAAAAATGGCCTGCGCCACATCATTAGGATCAATGAGATCGTTAAAATCCTCTCGCCCCTGCGCCATATCTGTCTTCATGGCGCCGGGATAGACGTCGATTATTTGCGTATTTGAATTACACCGTAATGAACTTGTAAGGCCTCGAAGCCCATGTTTGCTCGCACAATAGATTGGTTCGAGAAAGTTTGGTTCCTTACCCGCCGCCGAATTTATATTGATTATTCTCCCGCCCCATTCTAATTTAAACATCCATGCCATTCGCTTCATCAATAGCATGGGCGCAATGAGGTTCGTTTCTATCACTTCTCTCATTTCTATGTCCCTAACCTCCGCAATGGGTTTCTTGGAATATGTCCCTGCGTTATTAATAAGTACATCGATACGTTTTTCCCACGCCATTTCAGCGAGCTTCTCGATAGTTCGGCTCTCAGACAAATGTCCCACAACAACATCGCATTCCACGTTCCATTCCCGCACTGCCTGCTCGACTTCTTCAAGCCGCTTTTTGTTTCGCCCGTGAATAATCACGTTATAGTTGTTGCGCGCAAAGGTCAGAGCAAGACTCCTACCAAGTCCTTTACTTGAGCCAGTTATCAATACATCGGCCATCTACCTAACCTCCTTCACCGTACATTGTTTATTGGGACAATATAGCTTGCCCCGCTTACCGCAACACCCGCGCCTCAACAACAACACCGTCCCACATGTTGGACACAGCGACTCATCACTCACCTGTTCCACCACTACAGGAGGCGGGCGGAATTTCTTTCTCGTCAATTTATCCAGTCTCCCTCCACAACACATTCACTCCCCCCACAGTTGACTCGCAGCCAGACTCTGAAGTCCAGCCACCCAACTTATCACGAGCCATGTTAAAAAGTAATCCGCTGGTGCGTATATACCGAACAGTTTCACAGGAAACATTATCAGCACGGCGGCCGCTATCCAGTGTCCAAGGCAGTAGCAACACGTTATAAGATTGTAAAAGAACATCGCTCCTTTGGGTTTGTATAATTTGATCTTAAGCCCCACAAGCAGTTGTGAGTGGCTAATAAAAAACGATATTGATGCCACAACCGTGGAGAGTAAAACCGCTTTAATCATTTTGTTTATTTTTCCTTTTCGATTTTTTGTTTTTTAAATTCAACGGATGTATAAAGATCCGCAACCCCTTTGGGTCCAAGACCATATTATCACCTTCCCTCTTAGGCGTTGTTAGATATTTGAAATATTCAGGTATGGCCTTTTTCGCTGCTTCCTCAGTGCGGTAGACGTCGTCGGAGAAGGCAGTATACTGAGCGTGGTTCAGCATCCAGTGACCGTGCCCTGCGAGTTGGTATATTTTCATCCCGCTATCACCCATGTCCCTTCGCATGACGGATGTTCTGGAAGCACGCCCTCCGCTTCTGCTACTGTATAAATTTTCCCGTTATATTCTGCGCAGATGTCGCAACAGTCAGGGTCTTCCACTCGCTCCAGGTTCTTAACGCCCATTTGAGCGTAGCCTTGCCGCTGTCCCTCGGTCAACGCATAGGCGGTTTCGGTACGGGAAATAGTTGTGGCCCTGCGTCGGTGCAACCGCCGTGCATACACTTCTGCCATCTTCCGCTGCGTTGCTGCCGTGTACTCAGGGCGCTCCAGAATCAGCATCTCATGATAGTTGGCCACAGCCATAATATCCTTCGCCGTCAGGCCGACCAAGGGCCTAAGTTCCATCGCAATTGCCTGTACGCTCTTGCCCTCGTTTATTCCCACTGCTATGTATTCGCTAATCGCCTTCATCGTCTCATTGGTTATTTCCACCACCAATTCCGCACTGTGCTCTGCAGTCCACGTTATAGCCTCCACGCCTATGGGATCAAAGCGTTCCTGTTTCTTTATCCGCTGACCCATAACGGAATTCCCACCGGCCTCAAGCGCCTCGAACAACGCCGGCTTCATTAACTCCTCGCCATGGGCACGTATCTCGTCCCAATCTGCTAGACTCTTGGCTTTAGCCGCAGGAGTCCGCCCTTTCATAGAGGAAAGTCCCGACTTCAGTTTCTTGGCCGTCCATCCCAGCCACTCATTTACCACCGGCATGAACTTCCGCTCATTCAATCGCATTAACCGGCTATAACTGCGTCGTGCCCTTTGTGCGCGCCGGCCTTTTGCGAGAATAATGTCCATTGCCACTTGCTGTACCTCGTCGGGCGTTGCTGGAATTGCAGTTTGGTATCTCAGCCTCTTCCCCCTTGACCTGATGGAAACAGCATGTCTGGTTTACTTATTAATCCGTCCATTCCTCCACATTGCGCCTCCGCTTTCTTTTTCCGTCTCTCTGCTTCTGCCTTTCGCTTGTCTAGCTCCTTCTGCGTAATCTCCTTTATAAATGCAATGTTACAGCCCGTCGACAGTGGAATCACTATGTTGTATCCCTCCTGGTCTTTAACCATCAAGTTAGGAAACAACTC